TTTCCACTGAACTGGCCACCGCTGGTCAAGCGCCCGATCGAGCTACCGCGCGCGCCGACGCAATCGGTCGAGCAAATCACCTGGGGGCCGCTCGGCGACATGACGACCGCCGACCCTGCCGACTACGATCTGAACCTTGCGGTGGAACCGGCTTACGTCGCGGTGAAGCCGCAGCTGCTTCCGCGCATCCCGCAACAGTCGATGATCATCGACTACACGTCGGGATACCACGACAGCGACGCCGAGGCGGTGCCTATGCCGATCCGTCACGCCATCCTGTTGCTGACCGCGTTCCTTTACGAACAGCGCGGCGACGTGGCCGGGGATATGCCCGCCTTCGCGCGCAACCTGATGGGTCCACACCGGCTATGGACGTTCAGCGGATGACGCATGCCCGATAACCCCTCGGGGGCTCTGACGGGCTCTACAGGCGTCGGCGCGCTGCGTTGGCTGGTGACGTTGTATCGCCGCGATCAGGCGCCCGCCGACGACATGGCGTTGACGGAAAATCTGGTGCCGCTCGCGACCGTGCACGCCTCGATCGAGCCGACCTATGCGAGCACGTTCTGGGCCTCGACGCAGGTCGATCAGCCGGTGACGCACCTGATCACCATCCGCTGGCGCGACTATCCCGCGACGGTCGACGTGATCGCGCGCAGCACGATCCGGCCGGACGACGGGTCGCAGCGGACCGAACTGTTCCGCGTGCGTCGAACGAAGGAACTGGCGGGCCGGAAGCGGTTCCTGCAAATGGAGTGCGAACTTGAACGCAGCCGCACGACACCCGACGACAGCGACGCGACGCGCAACGCGCTGTTGACGGAACCGTATGACGGGGCCAGCGCCGCGCCGTGAGCGATCTCAAATTGACCGTGACCAGCTGGGGGACGGTCGCCCTCGACAAGCGGGAATTGCGCAAGGTGATGCGCGCCGCCGGCAACGACGTGAAAAGCAAGACGGCGCGCCTGATCAACGCCAGCCAGGGCGGTGGCCGAACCTACTTCGGGCCGGCAGGACGCTATCGCGCGTCGTCGCCTGGATCGCCGCCCGTGCGCGTGTCCGGGGATCTGCGCTCCTCGCTGAAAACCTACGTGTTCAAGTCGGCGGAAGGCTTCGCCGTCCGCGCGCGTGAGTTTTATGCGCTGTTCCTGGAAGTCGGCGCGCGTGGTGGCAAGCCTGGATCGCGTCGTCGTCGTTCGGACCATCGCGGACTGTCGGAGTCCGTCCGCAGCGCCCGCGCCCGCGCCCGGGGTGAAAACCGCGTGTTGGAACCGCGTCCCTTCCTCGATCTCGTGATGGCGCGCGAAGCCAACGAACTGGACCGGCGGGTGCGTGCTGCATTGGAACACGCGTTGACGTGGAAGCAGACGAAGGCGCCATGATCCTAGAAGCCTTCATTTCTCAGCTGCGCGCCAATGCGCCGATATTCGCCGGCCGCGTCGCGGGCGCTGCCGAGTTCTATGCCGGGTTGAAGAATTACACCACGTCGCTGGCGCTGCCCGCCGCCTATGTGCTGCCGCTCGGCCAGGAGGCGGAACCTAATCAGGTTTGGAACGGGCTGATACAGATCGTCCACAAGACCATCGGCGTTGCGGTGGAACTCGACGCGCAGACCGACCGACGCGGGCAGGCGCCCGCCATGCAATTCGAGGAGATCGAGGCGCAGATATTCGCCTCGGTGCTCAACCTCGACATCGGCGAATGTCGCATGGTGCGCGGTGCGTCGTTCGCTGGCGCGCGATACCTCGACCTCGACCGCGCGCGCCTCTGGTATCAGTGGGAATTCATGCTGGATTGGCAGCTAACCGACGCGGATGGCGTGCAACCGCAGTCGATCCCACTCGACGCGATCGAGGTCGACATATTCAAGGCACCTGCGGTCGCTGGCGACGCACCTGCCGCCGTCGTGCTGATCCCGACCGGCGACCCGCCGCACCCGCCCGCGACTGACGGCCCCTGGCCCGCTGCGAAGGAGTCGACGTGACCAGCAACATCGACCCGACGAAGCCAACCGCTGGCACCGCCTTTACCGCCGACGTGCGCGCGAACTTCGCCACGGCAAAAGCCGAGATCGAGGCCCTGCAACAGGGTATCGCCTTGCTGGTAACGACAGTGCAGGACCTGGGCAACGTCACCACACCGTCGGTTGCTGTCGACCTGACGACACAGCGGGTTTACGCGTTCGTGGCCGCCGCGCCGACACTGGCGCTTGTGGTCTCGACGACGACACCGCCGGGCATGTTCATCACCGGCCTGATCGCGATCACTCAGGACGCGACGGGCGGGCGGACGATGACGTTCCCGTCGACGTTCCGCTGGCAAGGCGGTTACGCGCCGTCGCTGAGTGTCGTTCCGGGTGCAACCGACATTCTGCAGGTGTCGACCTGGGACGGCGGACTGCACTGGTTCGCCGCAATCGCCATGCAGGCGCCGCCGCCGACATGATCCAAAAGCTGTCGACGACACTCGCCAATCAGCTGGCGAACTTCGTCGCCGCGACGTTCAACGACGGTTTCCTCGATCTATACAGCGGCTCGATCGGATCGACGCCAGAGGATACCAGCAAGGGCACGCTGCTGGTGACAATGAAACTCCCGATGGCCGCGTTCGGGACGGCCGTTAATGGCGTGCTGACCCTCGCCGGCCAGTGGTTCGGGACGTGTGTCGTCGCCGGCACCGTGACCTGGGGCCGCTTCCGCGACAACGGCAACACGACCTATCTGGTCGTGACCGTGACCGGAACCGGCGGCGGCGGCGAGATCGTCATGGCCAACCCGTCGGTGTTGCTGGGGCAAGTCGTCGAAGTGACCGCATTCACCTACACGGTTCCCGTGGGGTCATAGCGTGGCTGTCACCCGGACTGCGCTTAAGGTGCAAGCCTTCGCCAGCGTAAGCAGCGGCGCGCCAGCGGTGACGACGTTCAATGCTGGCGCGAGTCCGCAGCTGATATGCATCGTCGTCGGTTGGCAGAGTGCATCGCCCTACGTGCCGCCGACCGTCACACTCGACAACGAAATTATGATCCTGCAAAGCGTGCACGCGACCGACTCCGCAGTCGGTGCCGTCGCGCTCTATACGCTGCCGGTGTTCAATTATCCGGGTGGCACTAAGAACCTTGTCATTACCCCGGCCGGGTTCCTCGGCCTGACGCAGATCGCGTGCACCGCCTACACCGGCACAAGTCAACAGATCGCGCAGATCGTGACGAACGAATATGGCACGTCGACCGCCGCTGTTAATACCGGAACAACAACCCTGCCGGGCGTCACGATCGGCTCACTGTCGGAAATGATCGGGTGCACATGGTTCGGCGGCAATGCAACGACGATCAATGTCACGGGCGCGGGTTGGACTCTCATTCAGCACACCGCCGCGACAAATCAGACGATCAACATTGCCGAGAACGCAGGATCGGGCAATCTGCCTTGCACCTTCACAGATGCGGGCGCGAACACCTGGACGATGCTGGTGCTGGGTTACGAAGTGTTGGCGGGGACACCGCCCGGCACGGCCGGCGTGGCGATCACCGGATCAACCGCCGCCGTTCTCGGGATCATCAACGCAGGCAGTCCGCAGACGATCAACCTGACACCGGGCGCAACCGCGACCCTTGTCGTCGTCGCTGTCGCCTGGGCGTCGTCCAGTCCGTTGACACCGCCCGCCGTGACATTCCAGGGCGCCATCATGCCGCTGGTCGCCACTCCCATGATGGTCTCGGGCGGCAACGGTGCTGTCGCGCTGTATGCGTTGAAACTACCAACCGCAGTCGCGGGCGCGCGCCCGATCGTCGTTAACAGCAACCCGAACTATGCCGGCTATACCTGCGTTGCCGCGTGGGCGTTGCGCGGCACCGATGGATTGCTTGGCCAGATCATGCCGGTCGAGATCGGTGCACACGACGCGCCCGTGTTCAGCGGCACCGCGACGATCACCGGACTGTCGACGAATTCCGAGGTTATGTTTGTGGGCGCGACGCTGTTCGGCAACACGCCGACATCACTGTTCCGCAGTGCCGGGTGGGCCGACACTGGCAACGCGAACGGGACCAATCAGTCGGTGTATTCGTTCAATTTCCGCCAGCTGACCGGATCGTCGGCGAGCATCACACTGAACAACCCCGCGACAAGTTTCGACCTGATATGCATCGCGTTTGAAGTGTTGGCGTCGGGCACCCCGCCGCCGGCGAGCACGGTGCAGATCGTCAACGAAAAGATGGCGGACCTGGGCACGATCGGCCTTGACAGCGCGACCGTAACATTCGACGCGACGGGCGCCGATCTGCTGATCGTCGCCGCTGCCAGGACGAACAACAGCTACTTCGGCCCCGCCGCCTACGATTACGGCGGCACACCGCTGGCCATGTTCGACGATCTCAACGTGCGCAACCTCGACACGTCGACCGCAATGGAAGTCGCGTTCTTGGCGCGTCCGCCGCCCGGCGTGCAGACGCTAACGGTCAGAGGGCATACCGGATATTGGGGCTATACAACCGTGTTCCTGGTTGCGCTCAAAACGCTGTCGGGCGTCGTTGGAATGCGCGTGTCGCAACCGATCAGCGGCACGTCCGCTAACTTCGCATTGCCGGACTCGGTGACGGGATCGCTGTTGCTCGCGTTCGTCTCGGCGATCTTTCCCAAGCAAACGGTGACGCCAAACTACGGCTGGACGCAGAACGACAGCAACACGTTAAGCCCATCGATTAACGCGTGGCTGTTCTCTCGCGTCGGCGGGCCGGGTCAGACCCTGACACTGATCGCCAGCGGCTACGCCGCAATGGCCGGTATCATCCTCGAATTGCAGGTGCAGCACACCGCGCCCCCCGACATCATCGCATCGGGCGTCGCCGCGCAGCTGCCGAACCAGTCGGTCGGCGTCGCTGTGAACAGCGGCAAACTGACACCCGCCGGGCAGGATTTTCACCTGTATTGGGAGACCTGGGAGGACATCCCGAACAAGTCGGCCGCGATGTTGGAACCGGACGACTTCTACCTGTCGCGCATCCCCTCGCAGGTCGGCACCGTCATATTAAGTTTTGCAATTCCGCGGTTCACCTACACCGGCCTGTCGTCCGCATTGAAACCGACAACCGGCCTGAACTTTCCCGGATCGCCCGCCTTGCTGAAAGCGACGCTTGATCTGCTTCGCGCGCGCAGTCCGGGCATTAAGATCATGGTGGCGCTGCAACAGAACACGCCCGAGGTCGCGCACAACGAACCGTATGACCCGACAGGCTGGGGCGGCGTGACCGCCGACAACGTGGCGTCGACTCTGCTGTTCGTTCAAGACATGGGCTTGCAAGGCGTCGTGATCGACTACGAGTGCCTATCGGCGAACATTAACAACGACCACCGTTGTCTGATCGACGCCACGACGGGCGCTGTCACTTGCTACACGGACTCCGAACAGCTGGCGACGATCAAGATATTCCGCGCCGGCATCCCGCGCCCGCTGCTGCTGTATCTCGACGGTGCGCACGTCGGCGCCTATGCGCAAGGCGCCTACGTCTACGCTCCACCTGTCGGGCAGAATGGCGGTTACAATATCTGCGTTGCGCACGACTCCGCCGCCCTCGCTGCGCTCGATGGCATTCACGCCATGACGTATGACGCCGGCAACACCTACGATCCGCGCATCGCCTTCCGTGCCTTCCGCGATCTGTTTCCCGGCATGCCGATCTGGCTCGGCCTTCGCGTTGGTCCGCCGCAATACGAAGGTGTCAAGCAGACTGCCGACGACATCCGCGATTTTTGCAATACCGTGATCCGGCTCGGTGGCAAGGGTGTGCACTGCTATTCGGGCATGTGGGACGTGGGCTACATCGGGCGATATGACGGCGCGCAGAACCTAGGGCCGTTTGGCAACTACAATGCCAAGTTTCCCGACGCCAACATTGCCGCCGCTGTCGTCGCCGACGTGTTCAAGCTGGGCACCGATCCAGTGCCCCCAGGATACGGCTACACCGGCCGGCACAATCAGCTGCGCGTTAACAACAGCCATCTGTTGCAGGGGCGCATGGGGCGCCCGATCGTCTAGGAGGATCGCCATGAAAGTCTATCCCGTGCCGGGCCGCGCCGTGCGCGATCCAATCAACATGCAGCTGCTACCAGAGGAAGGCCGCGAGGTCTCCGACAACGACCCGTTTTGGGTGCGCCGCTTGCGTGACGGTGACGTGACGACCGAGGCGCCGCCCCCGCCCGAACAACAGACGCGACGCATGGCCGGCAGGGAGGCTTAATCATGGGCATTAACTTTACCTACTATCCCGACAGCAACCGGGTTCCCGGTGTTTATGTCGAGATGGACCCGTCGCAGGCGAACACCGCGACGGTGCTGCAAAAGACCCTGTTGATCGGGCAGAAGACCGCCGCCGGTCAGGCAGTCGTCGACACGCCGGTCCTGGTCGAAAGTCTCGCGCAGGTGCTGATCCTTTGCGGGGCGGGATCGATGCTCGCACAGATGACGGAACGCTACCTGCAACGCGACACCTTCGGCGCGCTGTATATCCTGCCACTCGCCGACAACCCCGCCGCCGCCGCAGCGACCGGCACGATTACACTGACCGGAACCGCGACCGCCTCCGGGACGCTCAATATCTACATCGGCGGCATTCTCGTGCAGTCGGTCGTAAATGCCGGCGACATCGCGAACACCGCCGCAACCGCGCTCGCCGCCGCAATCAGCGCCAACAGCAATTTGGCAGTGACCGCCAGCGCTGCCGTGGCCGGCGTGATCACGTTGACCGCTAAGAACAAGGGGCTTGCGGCGAACGACACTCAGCTACAGCAAAACTACCAGGGCGCGGCCGGCGGCGAATATCCCGTGCCTGGGATCACTGTCGCCTTTGTCGCGATGGCGGGTGGCACTGCCAACCCGTTGCTGGCGAACGGGCTCGCTAACCTGTCGTCGCAACCGTTCGACTTTATCGGCCTGCCCTACAATGACACCGCGTCGCTTGACGCGATGAAAGCCTTCCTTGCGGACGACACCGGGCGGTGGTCCTGGCAGGAAATGATCTATGGCGGATGCTTCTCCGCCTTCCGTGGCACGCTCGGCGCGTGCACGTCGTTCGGTCTTGCGCGCAACGATCAGCATATGTCGGTAATGGCGTTCAACGGCATGCCTGATCCCGTGTGGATCGTGGTTGCCGAGATCACCGCGTCGTGCGCCGCGAGTCTGCGCGTCGATCCTGGTTTGCCGCTGCAATACATCAACACGACGTTGCAGGCGCCGCCGATCGCGCAGCGGTGGACACTCGGGGAGCGCAATACGCTGTTGTATGACGGCATGAGCACGACCCGCGTCGGCGACGACGGAACCGTGATCATCGAGCGCATGACGACGACCTACCAAAAGAACGCAGCGGGCGCGGTCGATGACTCATACCTCGACGTGGAAACCATGTTCGGGCTGATGTTCGTCGCGCGCGACCTGTCCAACTATCTGCTGACCCGCTACGCGCGCAAGAAGCTGGTCAGCGATACCACGATGATCCTGGCGGGCTCGAATTGCGTCAACGCGCCGATGATCCGCGCCTCGACGATCAGTGAATACCGCGCGCTAGAGGCTGCGGGCTATGTGCAGAACAGCGCGATATTTGCGCGCAGCCTTGTCGTCGAGAACGCCGGCAACGGGCTCGTTAAGATACTGGCGCCCGTCGATCTGGTGAACCAACTGCGGCAGATCGCGATCCTGTTGCAATTCAGAAAGTCCTAACATGAGCGCCGCCGAAGACTACCGCGAGCCGATCCTGCAATTCTTTGTATATGACCATCTGCGCGACGATCTGCGCGGCACGTCCGAACCGTTCGCCAAACTGGCGCACCTGATCGCGACGACACTGCCGCGCAACCCGGAACGCACCGTTGCCTTACGCAAATTGCTCGAGGCGAAGGATGCGGCGGTGCGCGCCAGACTCTACCAGTGAAGGGAGGAAGCAATGGCAGCTTGTGAACGTCTTGCCGGTATTACCGGCCTCACGATCGACGGCAACGCCTACATGGTCGTTTCCGATGTAACGTGGTCGCCCGCCAAGTGGAAACGTGAGACCTTGGTGGGCCTCGACACCGTGCACGGGTTCAGCGAGGTCCCGTTGCAAGGCTACATCGAGGCGACGTTGCGCGACAGCGGCGACATCACAATCGGCGACTTCAACGACATGCGGTGCGTCGAGGTTCTTGTGTCGCTTGCCAACGGCAAAGTCGTCGGCGGGTCGAACATGTGGAATACCGCCGCCTTGGAAGTCCGCGCCGCAGAAGGCACGTTCCAGGTGCGGTTCGACGGCATCGACGTGTCGGAGTCCTGAGCATGGACGCCATCTCTGGCGACGATCTCGCCTCGACCGACGACGAACCGATCGAGCGGACTCTCGATCTCGACATTGACGTGACGTTCCAAAAGAAACGGTTTACGTCATTGCACCTTGAGGAACCGACAGCGAAGCAGCTGGAACGCGCCGAACTCGAATTGAACAGCCCGACGCCAACCGCCTACATGATGCGCCGCTATCAGATCGCGTTGGTCGCCGCCGTCGCCAAGGTGCCGCGTGAGGTCGTGTTGGAACTCCGCCACAGCGAGTTAACGAGGGCCTTCGATTTTTTGTCCGGCTTGCTCGAACCTATCCAACCGGATGGCGCGACCTGATCGCCGACCTGACGCGGTTCTGGGGCTGGGGTCCGCACGACGCCTGGGGCCTCACCGGAACCGAATTGATCTGGTGGGCTGACCAGTCGCGTCGCATCGCTGAAAACGAACGCGAGCGCGCCGAACTCGCCGCCGCTCGGGCACGCTGATGGCCGGTTATTCCGTTACCTATTCCGTCGTCGACAATGCGACGAAGCAGATCGACGCGATCAACCGTCGCATCATGCAGGCGCGCGCGCCCATGGATCGCCTATCTCGATCCGTGTCGCGCTTCGTTGACGTGTCTGGCTTGCGCAAGGTCGCGCAAGGGTTCGACTGGATCGGCAAGGCGGCGGGGTCCGTGTTGCGCACCCTGACCGCAATCGTTCCCGTCATGGGCGCGATTACCGGCGCCGCCTCGATCGCCGGCATGGTGAAGCTGGTCAACAGCTACGCCGCATGGTCGCGCGAACTCGTGCAGAACGCCGACAACATCGGCACGACGACGCAACAGCTGCAACAATTCCAGGATGCAACCCGCCTCGCGGGCGGCGACGCTGGCGACATGACGGAGTCGCTAAAGGGCCTGCACAACACGCTGGGCAACATCAACGTCGGCACCGGCAACGCCGCCGCAGCGCTGCAATGGCTCAACCGCCTCGGCATCGACGCGCGCGACGCAGGCGGGCACATTCGCAGCACAACCGAACTTATGCCCGAGATGATCCAGCGGATTGCCGCCATGCGCGATCCGATCGACCGTGCGCGCGCCGCGAACGAATTGCTGGGCGCGTCGGGTGACAAGCTGATCGAGACATTCCGCCAGTCGTCGCAGACCTTCGCGCAGTGGTTTTCCGACGTGCACCGTTACCGCGATCTGACCGACGATCAAAAGCAGAGCCTGCAACAGTTTGGCGAAGCGCAAGGCCGCGTCGGCGTCGCGTTCGACCGTCTCGGGCAACAGGTGTCCGTCGTCCTGGCGCGCGACTTCGAGCCACTGCTGACCAAGTTTGCGCTTTTCGTCGAGAAGCACACACCGGAGATCGTCAAGGCCGTCGATGACATATCGCAGCGGTTCGTTGCGTGGCTGGGAAACGTCGACTGGTCGAAGGTCGAGAACGGGATCGGCGACCTGATCGACAGCCTCAAATGGGTGATCAACAACCTCGACACGATCAAGACCGCCGCCGAAGTGATCGCCGCGCTGTTCATCGTCAAATGGGGCGTGGGTGTCGTCAAGGCGATCGGTGCCGTCACGACTGCGATAGGATCAGCGGGCGGTGCGGGTGCCGCCGGGGGCGTCGGTCTCGTGGGTGCGCTTAATGTCGTGGCCTTCGCTGCCGCCGCTGTCGCGGGCGTCTACGCCGGCAACAAGGCGGGGCAGCGCGACATCGCCGACAAGGCCAAGGCGATGGGTTTCGACGAAGTGCCGGGCGGTGCGTTCGGCATGCCGTCGTTCCGCAACCCGACAACCGGCGAGTCGATGTCCTACGAGGACATGATGAAACGACAGGGCCGTCCTGCAGGTGGCGGCGGCTGGATCGAGAAGGGCTTGGGCGCCGCGTGGGACCGGATCACGAAAGGCCCCGAGGCGATCCGACAACAGGGCGCGCCCCTGAC